GAATCCAGCCAGAATCCAAACTCAATATCCAGTGCATCAAAAAGCCAAAGCGGCGTTTGCCAGCAGTCCTTGTCGTGTGCTGGCGTATTTGATTTGATAGTCATGCAGCCCTACCTTTTCGTTGTGACCATTCATACTCTCGCCGGGAGTCATCACTCCACCGCACGTTGCGCTCTGAGCCGAACCAGAACATGATTTCGATAAGCTCAGTCATGCTGGCCTTCCGCATTTTGCTGGTACGCACGCCAAGCATGACAACGCCACCGTCGATACCAGGCACACTTCGTTGCTCCAGTTTTTTGGTCTTAAGCCACAGGGCAGTGAACAGGTCTTTCCAGTCTTCCGGCGCCAGCCGTTGACCATGCCATAGCACCTGACGCGAAACATCGTTCAGCATCGGCCACATACGGTCATTCTGCGCTTTGCTGCGCCTGGGTTCTTTAACGTGGACTTCGTGGGGTGACTTGTCGTCGATGGGTAGTGAGAGAATGGCGTCTATGGCGTTATTTCTGATTGCTTCGTTGCGAAGCAGAAAGGTTTGCTTCATCTCCTGCTCTCCGGTTCCATTTTTCAGCCGCCGCAGCAACTGATGGTGCCCATGCCCCCCTGGCTTCACAGAGGTCACATTCTGCATAGCCCCACACATCAATATTTATTCCGGCCTCAACCCACAGACGAGCATTACCGCCGCAAAACGGACATTCTTTTAGCTTTGGCTGGGTTAATGATAGGTCGCTCATGCTCACTCCTTCACTTTAAATCCAGACTCCGGATAATTCTGTTGCGCTGAAACTCATTGTTGAGTTTGAACAACCGTCGAAGAACACGGTCACGCGGATAGCGTCGTGCGGCAGGTGAATGCTCATACAACTCATCAAGCGGCAAACTGGACGATGAACGATACCGATACCAACGCACCAACTCTTCACGAAAATTAGCCCTGACAAGCTCAGCTATCGTACTCATTTCTTAAAGCCTCCAATCCCTCTCCCCCAAATAAAAAGGCCTGCGATTACCAGCAGGCCTGTTACAAGCTCAGTGATGTAGATGGTCATTGCTTCATCTCCCCTTCCATTTCATCAATGTCAACGTCATCAGGAAGATGGGAACAATACGCTGCTATACCATGATGATTTATCTCATACCCTTTGAACGTTACCATCTGGCGCGTAATCTCAACTTCGTTCAGGAATCCGCCATCGCATAACTGCCTGGCTATTTTCGATTTGGTCTGGATTATTGGTAGTGCCTGTTCTTTCAAAGCGTATGATATTTGTGCATCCCATGCCTTTTCGAGAATGGCTAATTGTTTTTTATTCATTTAATACTCCGTCACGTTTTCCTGTCGCCACGCCTCGTCATATTCCGATTTCGGCATATTGGCGATGTAGCTATATGGCGATCCTGATTCAAGTTGCAGGAACTGGTGCGATTGCTCGTCAAGGAACAACGGGACACCACCTTCCCAACCTTCGCCGTTACGTTGTTTTTCAAGCATCAAAACAGATGCCGGAGATGCCAGTAGCTGTTCGTCCTTCTCTGACATCTTTTCACCACTCTGAACTCTCTGTAACGCTCTCTCGCGAGCCTTGTTACGCCAGATGATGAAAAGGTTGTCTGTCAGGTCTGTTATCGCTCCAGAGCCTTTTACGTCCATTTTCCCGGTTGGTTTTTCTTCGCTGTCTCCTTTTCGCGAGTGAGTAACGAGAATGACGTGGGAGTTTGTTTTGTTTTTGAAGTCGCAAATCGAGTCAACAAACGCCTTCTGCCCGTTATAGTCATCGTCGCCTATGCCACATTTCATCAGGCTGTCGATGATGAATAACTGGATACCGTATCGGCGGCGAGCGTAGTCGAATATTTCGATCAGCCTGTCGGCTTTCGCCGTTCCGGTCAGGCCAAACACCCAAAGTCTTTCGTCATAAAATTTAAATGCAGAGTCAATTTCCAGCACTGGCGGCATCTTGCAGCACGTCGCCTGACGGGTAAGGCGCTTAAGGAGAATACCAGGCTTCAGCTCAAGTGACGCGATGCACGTCTTCACACCCTGACGCATTGCCTCAAGTGCCATATGCCCGACAACCTCGGTGTTATGCGTCGCCACATATCCCCTGGTTACATACAGGTGGCGAGGGTGATCGACCATAATACACAAGCATTCTGCATTGCCGATTTTTTCAACATTCCTGACGAATACCCCACAGCCCTCGAATCGATGCGCAGTTAATCTGCCATTGAGTCGTGGTGAACGGATGGCCTCCCTGATTTCTCTTGTCAGTCTGATTCTTGCCTCGTATGAATCCATCCCATGCCGCTTATCGTCCTTGTATGTGTATGTCACGCCAGTTTTAACTCGCGTCCGGCATGACCCGCCGAGTGAGTTAACCAGTTGAACAACCCCATTGCGCAGTTCTTCACTTGCTGAGGAAAAAACAAGCGTTCCATCCTTCTCGACATACCCATCCGTTTCAAGCAGACCACACAGCATGCCTATACGCGTTGATTTATTTGCGGAAAAAAACACACGAGGGATGAATTTGTTTTTTGCTGTGCACCCCATTAGTCCATAACCTCGCAGGGTCTCCATGAGTGGATTTGCCTGACCACGCGCCGTTGATATCAGCCAGTCCTTACCATCTCCAGAGAAGTTGTAATCAGGCAGTTCAGCCTTCATACGCTCGATCATGTATGGCTCGACGTTTGAAAACTTCACGCTCCCATTGCTAAGACTACCATCCCCGAGAAGGGAGCCGATAACCCATGCTAATGGCTCTGAGTGGTCGCCAAAGTCACCAGTTATTTCAGGAATCCTAACGCCATTTTTGTGCCTCTTCGTTTCACTCAACCGCTTCAGCTCGAAGGTGTCAATCACGCGGCGTTTCTCGCCTTTCGTGAATCCACGACTAGTGACCTCCCATAGGTGATCGCCTGCGCAATCAACATAACGACCATCTTCAAATGTGACTCGGTAAACATCTCTAACACCCTGCGGGAATATCCCAGTGACAGTTGACGGATTGCCGTCTACTGACGCCACCTGATCGCCAATTTTTACATCCCCGTGAGTAGTCCATGTCCCATCAGCTAAAAGAATAGGCTCATTCAGTGGGCATGCCTTTCCGTGACCGTTCACACCATTGACCAGCGTCAACTCGGCCTCACGGAACTGGAATTTATCTGCCAGAGATTCCCACGGTGGATTAAACAGATACTGCTTCTTGCCGTAGAAAGCGTTGATAGTGTCCTGGTAAAACTCTCGCGCACTGTAGAGTTCTTCAGGATCGAAATAGGATGCCGTGCCGATGTACTGCCAGATTTCATCCTCGGTAACACCGTTCATCAGGCATTCGTTGATGTCTTTGTACGGCAGAGTAACAAGACGGCAACGATGTTCACCGAGTCGGCTTGCGATTTCCCTTGCGGCTTCACGACCAACATCATCAACGTCCATCGAGATGAATATTTCCTCAAACCTGTCGAGGTTGTGATACTCAAACTCAATCCACTGCTGCTTAGCGCCTTTCCCGCCACCAAACGGCACGGATAACGCCGAGATGCCGTATTGCGCATAGCTCATACAATCAATTTCGCCTTCGCAAAGTACAACCGCCCTCACGCCAGCGTCCAGAGCCTGCCATCCGAACAGACAAGGTTCGCAATCACCTTCTGCCATAATGACTTTCTTCCCGTCCGGGCGCTCAGTGCTGATTCGCTTGACCTGCAACAACTCACCATCGCGTTTGTACGGAAGCACCAGAGCATCCAGTTCCCGCTCTCCATTCCACACCTTGCCGCTGACAACCTCGTAGCGCTTTACGATTTCTGGCGATATGCCACGCGATTGCAGGTACTCAAGATGGGATTCTGTTCTGGTAACGTAGCGGGCGATTTTCTTGCGGTCAGGTCTGGAGAATTTTTTCTCACGTTTGGCATCGAAATGGTGATCGTCATCCTTGATACCGAGAAATGCTTTCGCTTCCTGCATAGCCTGATGCAGGTTAATTCCACGACATGCCATCCACAAATCAAGCATGTCACCGCCGTCTCCCTCAGCGAAATCAGCCCATTTTTTCTTGCCGCTAATGTTGACCTTAAGGCTGTTTCCCTTGTCACCGTTGACGTTACCGGCAACCCACTCATGCCCCTCTTTCTTGCCGTTTGGCAACAGGTGCGGAGCCACCCTGTCAACCTGCGCCCAAAGCAGGTCGCTCAGTTCACTTGGAGTCATTACGCTGACCTCAGATCGAGACGGTTAAACCAGAACTCAACGAATGCAGAACTAAGCCAGCCATGGTTATAGCCAGCGATAAGTAACGATTTGATTCTGGATTTCATGGTTCACCTGTCGAAAAACACGTAGCCAGTTTTCGATACGGTGATTGCGGATGATGGTTTGGATTGTGGTTGAATAGTTTCTGGCTTCTCGTCGTTCCAGCGTTGACCGTTCAGGTAGCTCGATGGTAACAACCTGTCGAACCCGAACTGCTTACCGAGCCTGCACGCAATGTCTTCTGCCAGCATCGTGGCAAACTCGCTTGCCGTCCCCCTGGTAGTTTTACGCCATTCCCTGAACTGTGTTCTGAATGCTGAAGCTGCGTTTTTCTTCCCGGCTTTCCGCATGCCTGCACACCAGAATATTTCCTCGAATGCCTTGTCGGTTTCTTCGTGACGGTCAGGAGTTTTTTCACACTCTGTTCGGACATGTTCGAACATAATGTTTTTAGGTTCATTGACTGGTTCAAAAGAGTGATAGGTTCTGGGGGCAGCTCCTGCCCCACCTGATTCTGGTTGGATTTGTTGTGCATTATCCAGCGTCAGATAAAAAACGTTTGACTGGTTAAGCTCTCCTTTTCTTCTGAATTCCCTTTTCAAAAGCCCCATCTCTTCCAGTGCCCTAATGTGACTTTTTACTGTCGATCTGCTCACCTCACACTGGTCAGCGACATGTTGATATGAAGGCCAGCATTCGCCATTATCATTGGCGTTATCGGCAAGTTTAATCAGAACCAGTTTTCTCAGTGGGTTGCCAACCTTTATATTCATGGCCTTAGCCATAAGATTCATGCTCATTTTGACTTCTCCGAAGTTTTGTACCTGTTAAGTATTTCTCTCAGTGGCACAGCTATTGCTGGATTAACCCCCTGATAAAACTGGTCACGTAGCACATCTTTTCGGTGATTAACGCGTTTATTTTCCTGCGTTTTTCGCATATAATTACCTCGTTGGATGTTGTTAAAATTCCATTTGTATTTGATCAGAACGCTCGGTCTTGCACACCGGGCGTTTTTTATTGGTGAGTCCATCAAGCGCATACTTAAAAGCCCTGCTAATCGGACTGATGTCTGATGCCATTCCGAAAGCACACAAGACCGAAGCAATAAACCTCCAGTCCGTTCTGCTTATCTTCGATTCATGACAGCCAATCATCTTTGCCAGACCACGCTGGGTAAGCGTTGACAGGTTGATGAGTAAATCAGTTTCTGCGCGATCAACGTCACGCTGGGATAGTTTGCTGTAACTTGTTTGTTCCATTTCTTAAGATTTCCAATAGTGAATAGTTAGTTGAAAGGTATGCGTGGAAACGCATATGGCCTTAGTTGGTCAGATATATTGGGACTCGCTTTGTCAGCGACGTAGGACGAATGTCCATTGTGAAAATAGCGGTGTTACTTATGCAGCCAGAAGGTTCTTTTTGCTTATTTCAAGCATTTCGCTTGCTTGATATTTGCCACCAGAAATCTCTTCGATTTTTGATGCGTATTTAGTTTTCCCAAAAAACTCAGTCTTAGGGAGGAAGCCGTTTTTGAGCCACTTATAGACAGCCCTTTCGCTAACTCCACAAGCCTTCGCAACTTCAGGGATGCCGACACCTTTAATCGGCTCATCAAGATTTTGCATAGGAATATCCTTTTTCGTACTTTCAGTACGTATTATGGTTGAACTGAAAGTTTTTGCAAGTGCTTTAGTATCGTACTCATGGTTCAGAATGAAAAAGTGCGCAAAGAATTCGCCCAGCGGCTAGCGCAAGCCTGTAAAGAAGCTGGTCTTGATGAACATGGTAGGGGAATGGCTATAGCCCGTGCCCTTTCTCTTTCGTCCAAAGGCGTTAGCAAATGGTTTAATGCTGAGTCTTTACCGCGTCAGGAAAAAATGAATGCGCTTGCGAAATTTCTAAACGTTGATGTTGTTTGGCTTCAGCACGGCACTTCGTTAAATGGAGCGAATGATGAAGATACTCTTTCATTTGTTGGCAAATTAAAAAAAGGGTTAGTGCGCGTGGTTGGTGAGGCAATTCTTGGTGTTGATGGTGCCATCGAGATGACCGAAGAGCGCGATGGGTGGCTCAAAATTTATAGCGATGATCCAGATGCCTTTGGTCTTCGTGTGAAAGGAGACAGCATGTGGCCCAGAATAAAATCAGGAGAATATGTACTCATTGAGCCTAACACCAAAGTATTCCCGGGTGATGAGGTGTTTGTCAGAACCGTTGAAGGACACAACATGATTAAGGTTCTTGGCTATGACAGAGATGGAGAATACCAATTTACAAGCATTAACCAGGATCACAGGCCTATAACGTTGCCTTATCATCAAGTAGCAAAGGTGGAGTATGTAGCTGGTATTCTGAAGCAATCTCGCCATCTGGATGACATCGAGGCAAGGGAGTGGCTGAAAAGTTCGTGACTTCATCGTCACATAGCTGGTAACCAGTGGCCTGAAGAGACGTTTGGGTAAGGAGGATAGATGGCGTTCAATGACCTTGAATATCAAGCAGTAAAAAAAGAAGTTCACCAATTCATTGAAAGCATAAGGCCGCCTGAACATATCCGCAATGAACTGGATATTGTTTATAGCATCAATGACCAAACGATAGATATCGGCGAACAGCGCCCCGTGTGGCAGGGCAATCCAGGTGAAACAAACATCCTGCCATCAGCAAGAATCAAGTACATACGTTCTCTGGATAGATGGAAAATCTATTGGATGCGGAAGGATATGAAATGGCATCAGTACAGTACTGAACTTTCGCTGACTGATGCGCTTGAGCTTGTGCGTGCTAACCCGGATTGCTGCTTCTTCGGATGAGTGAAGAGACGTTTGGATGATGGATGGTCGCAGAGATGCGGCCTGATTCTAAAATAGGATATAAAAAATGAGAATACTAGGTGTTAGAGCGGCGCCCAAAGTTACATCTTTTGTTGTATATTGCACTAATGAGTCTGCACTCAAATGTGTTGATGTTATTAAAATACCTTCGACCTTAGACACACCAGAAAAATTAAAGTATGTGAGAAATAACATCCTCGACATTCTTAATTTATATAATGTTGAATTAGCTGCCATACGCGTTACTGAATCAAACTCTGATAATCTTAGCATTGACCGCCTTTATATAGAAGCTGTTATTCAAGAAGCATTTTCAAGCAGTGATGTAAGAAAATATTACACTATTAGAAAATCTGGCATGAAATCATCATTGAACCTAACAGAGATCGAGTATAAAGAAATATTGAAGTCACACCGCAATATAAATGGAATCGATAATTCTGGTTTTACAACTGAAACAAATGAAGCTGTTTTGGCTGCACTATCTGCGGAGGTAAGGGGATGCTAACTCCATACAAAAGAGCTGATGTAGAATTCGAATGGATTAGTGATCTAGAAGAACAGGGTTGTTTTTCAAAAGTATATCTGGCTCATGACAGACACCTAGCTCATGACTTGGTGATTAAAGAAATAGAAAAAAAAGAAAACACTAACCACGACGACTACTTTAATGAAGCAAGGCTTCTCTATAAACATGCACATCCAAATATTGTGCAAGTTCAGTATGCTGCTCAATGTGAGAGCAATATCTATATAGCCATGCCATTTTATCATAATGGTTCGCTAAACCAATTAATGAAAAAAAATAATCTTACAAGCAGGGAGATAATACGGTATTCCATTCAATTTTTAAGTGGACTTTATCATATACACTCAAAAGGTCTTATGCATTTTGATATAAAACCTAATAACATTATGATATCAAACAGAAATGAGGCCATGCTATCTGACTTTGGATTATCTCAGTTAGTCAATGAGGAATCGAGAGCTGCGCCTGAGTTTGGATATCATTTTCATGTGCCACCGGAATATTTTTCTTTATCAACAAATGATTATAATTTCACATATGACATATATCAGGCAGGATTAACCATATATAGAATGTGTGTTGGACATGATAATTTTGAAAGAGAAAGATCTGCATTTAGCACGATTGAACAACTCAGAGAGTCGATAATTAATGGCTGCTATCCATTAAAAGAGTATCCTCCCCATATACATAAAAAATTAATAACAATAGTGAACAAATGCATTCATGTAGATCCAAATGAAAGATATCAATCCGTACTAGATGTACTAAACGATCTCTCAGCTATAAGTGATGGCGTTCTTGACTGGCGTCTACAGATGACGAAACCAACTAACGGCACATGCGAATGGCAAAAAAAGTCTGGGGACGCTATACTGTCTATAGTTTTTGACGCAGAAAATTCGTCTACTACTGGTTTTCGTTTATACGATGATGGGCGGAAAAGGCGTGCTACGAACTTAACAATATCCTCAGGATGTACCCCTACAAAACTGTATAGGTTATTAAAGGATAACTGATCATGAAAAAGCGCGAGGAAGTAAGCAAGCTGCCTCGCAGACGTGATGCAGCATTAGCGGTTCCCTACAAAAAAGATGAGTTCATAAGCCCTTCTGATGACAAAAAATTTTCAAAGGCGAAAAGTTTTACATCTACATCTCTAAAAGATAAATACTTTAAAATCTAGCCCGGCCTCAGCGCCGGGTTTTCTTTGCCTCACGTTCGCCCACCTAAAAAACATAACCAATTGTATTTATTGATGTAACTCGCTAAACCATGCAGTTATGATCCCTGCCGCATAACCTTCATCAGCCACATTTTCAAAAATAAATTTCCTTATATATCAGAATCATACTTCGTAGAGTTAATAAATCACCAAAATTCGTACCAATAGTTCTTGATAATGTCGAACTATTGGTTCATTATTATCGTCGTCAGCAGGACGCATTACTCACCAGGGCGGTGAATATACAACGATTCGAATATGAATCTACGGCGCTGACAAAGCGCAATAACCAAAGTGAACTTTGGGGTGTGGTGAAGGGTTCATGGACGGGAATATGTCGCACGTAAAGCGGCGAGGCCTGCGGGACTATTGCCGAATTGAAGTAGGCCGAAACAGGTCGAAATGGGTCTCCCACCTACCACACCACCAAAGTTCATCAGGAGGTCTATATGACACGCAGAACTCAGTTCAAAGGCAATTCACGTTCTCGTCGTCGTGAGCGTTTAAAGGCAAAGGCATTAGCTAACGGCGTACTGGCCCGCGAAGAAGCAATAAGTTCAGAAGTATTACACCGCCCTACTCTAAGCAGAGCGCAGATTCAGGCTAAAGGTACTCACGAAACGCCTGAGCGCATAGAAGACGCTAAGCCAATTAAGTTCATGGCACAGGACGTGATCTGGCAACAGAAAGAATACAGACGCAATCTGGAGCGAGCGGCCATTGTGTACGCGAATGAGTTTGGACATAAGCAACCAGAAACTGGTGTATGTCTTCCAAACGTAGCCATTTACGCGGCAGGCTACCGGAAATCAAAACAACTGACGGCGAGGTGACTTGTGTTGGTCGCCAGAAAATGAAATTAGGCAGCAAACCACTTATTTGAGGTGAGATATGACAAAATCATGGAGCGTACCTTTTCCTGAATCAGAAACTGAACATGATGGAATGCCTGTTTTCTGGAGATTCCAGGCGACAGTTGAAGAAGATGGGATAAAAATATTCGCACTTCAATATATAGCTTTTCATCAGACAGAGCATTATGCATGGTTGGTTCCTGCGCATTGGATTGTTAATTTTAAACCAGCACCAAATCAGTGGTTACAGGAATGGAAACAAAGGAGAAATAGATATGCAATTAAGAAAGTAGCAAAAAATGCAGAAAGATCTTTTGCATTCCCAACGAAGAAACTTGCCATTGAAAGTTTATTGCGCCGGAAGAAATACCATTTAATGAGAATCAAACAAGATTTGGCTGTTGTATCAACTCTTGTTGATGGTATGAAGAATATTGATACATCAACACCAGATATTGAATATAACTTTGGACACAACCAAGAAACAGAAAATTGGGTATTTTATTAGTACGAATAAGCACTGTGTATTCATTCCAACGAGTGAATACACGGAGCAATGTCGCTCGTAACTAAACAGGAGCCGACTTGTTCTGATTATTGGAAATCTTCTTTGCCCTCCAATGTGAGGGCGATTTTTTATCTGTGAGGATATGAACAGATGTCAAACATCAAAAAATACATCATTGATTACGACTGGAAAGCATCAATAGAAATTGAAATCGACCATGACGTAATGACAGAGGAAAAACTTCACCAGATTAATAATTTCTGGTCAGACTCTGTGAACCGCCCCGGAAATCCTGGAGACT